CTTGCTCAGCAAGAAAACAAGCAACAAAAATCATCCAATTCATCAGACAACGCAATTTATCCCCATTGGAACATGGGCGAAGGTACTACAGCTACTATTCGTTTTCTTCCTGACGGTAACACACAGAATGAATTTTTCTGGGTAGAACGTCAAATAATTAAGCTTCAATTCAATGGAGTCAAGGGCGATCAAAACGCTAAACAAGTAACAGTTCAAGTTCCATGTATGGAAATGTACGGCGAATCTTGTCCTATTCTAGCAGAAGTTCGTCCTTGGTATAAAGACGAATCATTAAAAGAAATGGCAAACAAATACTGGAAAAAGCGTTCTTATCTTTTTCAAGGTTTTGTTCGTCAGAATCCAATGGGCGATGATACTACTCCTACGAATCCAATTCGTAGATTTATTATCAGTCCGCAACTTATTCCTATCATCAAAACTGGTTTGATGGATCCTGAAATGGAAGAGTTGCCAACTCACTTTACTCGTGGTCTTGACTTTGTTGTTCGTAAGACTTCTAAAGGCGGATACGCAGATTATTCTACTTCAAACTGGGCACGAAAAGAAACTGCTCTTACTGAAGCAGAACAAGCAGCAATTGATGCACATGGATTGTTTAAATTGTCTGACTTCTTGCCCAAGAAGCCAACACAAGCAGAACTTGCTATCATGAAAGAAATGTTTGATGCTTCAGTCGACGGCATGCCGTTTGATAATGAGCGTTGGGGTCAATACTTTAGACCATATGGTTTAGAAGCTCCCGCTAGCTCAACTGCTGCCCCTGCAACAACTGCAACAACTGCTTCAGCAGCAAGTGTAGATGATGATCTTCCTTTTGAACCAGATGAACCAGTAAGAGTTACTGCTCCTGCTGTTTCAAGTGATAAAGCACAGGATATCTTAGCTAAGATCCGCGCTCGTCAAGGTAATCAGGTTTAAAATCCTGTAAAGAGGGGAGATTACTCCCCTCTTATCTTTTAGGAGGATTAATTATGACAATGCCTGATGAAAGATATCGCGCATTAAAGCAGTGTAGAAAATTTATGGAAGAACTTTGTGATCCAGGTAAAACACCTAGGGTACCTGGGTCTGTTAGAGATAGGGCAAGAGGTTTACTCAAACACTTTCCTCTAGAAACAGATTTAAACCATATCGCAGAAGCTTGTCCTGAATATCTTGACAATCACGCTCAACCTGCTAAAATTAGAGTGTTAAAATAAATCGGAGAATACATGACAAAACCATTTGACCTTTCTAAATTCAGAAAGGATATTACTAAATCTATTGAAGGCCTAAGCATTGGCTTTAACGATCCTACTGATTGGATCAGTACTGGAAACTATGCTTTAAACTATTTGATTTCTAGTGACTTTAAAAAGGGAGTTCCTCTTGGTAAAGTTACAGTATTTGCAGGCGAATCGGGTGCTGGAAAAAGTTTTATTTGTTCCGGTAACTTAGTTCGTCACGCACAAGAACAAGGAATCTTTGTAGTCTTAGTTGACTCAGAAAACGCATTAGACGAATCCTGGCTTCATGCTCTTGGGGTAGATACTAGTGAAAGTAAACTTTTAAAACTTAATATGGCCATGATTGACGATGTAGCTAAAACTATATCAGAATTTATGAAGTCATATAAAACAATGCCAGAAGAAAACAAACCAAAAGTTTTATTTGTGATTGATTCACTTGGTATGTTAATGACACCTACTGATGTTAATCAGTTTGAAGCAGGTGATATGAAAGGTGATATGGGTCGCAAGCCCAAAGCACTTACAGCACTAGTTCGTAACTGTGTAAATATGTTTGGTTCTCAAAACGTTGGGTTGATCGCAACTAATCATACTTACGCAAGTCAGGATATGTTTGATCCAGACGATAAAATTTCTGGTGGTCAAGGATTCATCTACGCAAGTTCTATTGTTGTAGCAATGAAAAAGCTAAAACTAAAAGAAGACGAAGATGGCAACAAGATCACAGAAGTCAGAGGTATTAGAGCCGCATGTAAAATCATGAAAACTCGTTATGCTAAGCCTTTTGAAAGTGTTCAAGTTAAAATCCCATATGATACAGGAATGAGTCCCTATTCTGGATTAACTGATATGTTTGAAGCAAAAAGCATATTATCTAAAGAAGGTAATTCATTAGTGTACAAAACTAACAATGGTGATGTTATCAAGAAATTCCGCAAAGGATGGGAACGTAATGATGATAATTGTCTAGATACAGTTATGAATGAATTTCACAATAGAAAAATTGAAACTCCCGTCGAATTAATTGACGAAGAGTAAATAGCCGTATTAAATAACAAAAACTTAGAGGAGCATATATGAGTTTAGAACTTGTTACTGAAATATGGGCTGCAATGAAACCCTTGTTTGTTATGTCAGACAGACCTGAAGCAGCCGAAACATTTGTAAATGTGTTAATTGATAATGACTTTGATCCTAGAGATTTGAAAAAAGCATTTAAAAAAGACGGTAACATTATCAATGCCTTAGGCTTACATGATGATGTACATGATGATGTAAGTGATGCGGAAGAAGAGGAAGATGATGAAGATGGTTACGAAGATTACGATGATGACGAAGATGATGATTATTAATGACTTGGTATAATCGTGTAACTACTGATCTTTCTAATCTACCTGACTTTATAGCACATCATGAAGCAGAATTAGTGGATGCGAAAAAAATGGTAAAGGTATACGGTAATGTTGAAAAAAACATTGCCGCATTACCCGGTACTACTGAACAGTATTTTTCACATCTTCAAGAAGTTGAGGCAGTGCTTAACTATCTTAATATTCAACTACGAAAAATAAGAAGAAAGCATTTTCAAAAATATCTTGAAGCTTACAACCGTGCATTAACTTCACGAGATGCTGAAAAGTATACTGATGGTGAAGATGAAGTAACTGACTACGAATCTTTGATAAATTCAGTTGCGCTTTTACGAAACCGATATCTTGGAATCATGAAAGGATTAGAAGCTAAATCCTTCATGCTAGGCCATTTAGTAAGATTAAAAACAGCAGGCATGGAAGATTTTAGTATTGGATAATACTAAAATCTCCTGTTTGACTTTCTACTAACGCAGTACAACTTTCACACCAATCACCGTCATTCATATACTTTACGCCATTTATCTCTCTGATAGTGGCGTGATGTATGTGCCCTGCTATTATACCATCATATCCTTGTTTAACACAATATCTAATCATTTCTATTTCAAAATCACCTATGTAACTGGCAGCTACTTTGGCTTTTCTTTTTAAGTATTTGGCCAAACTCCATGGCTGCATGTTAAACATTTTTCTGATACCATTTACAAATCGGTTCAAATAAATTAACCCGTCATACGCAACATCACCCATACGCATTACCCAACGACCAGACCGAGTTCTCATTAAATGATCAAACATATCACCATGCGTTACCAAGTACTTTTTACCGTCTACACCAATATGATCGTATCTGTTATATACCGGGACATTACCAATGCTAACGTTAGGTATAGAACGTAAAAATTCATCGTGATTGCCTGTGATGTAAATCACTTCAATGTCCTTAGATATTTTTATTAGTCTCTTTACGATTTTGTTATGCTTATGAGGCCAGTACCATTTTTTCTGTAATCTCCATCCGTCTACGATATCACCAACTAAGTATAGTTTTTCGGTTTTGATATTATCTAAAAACGAAAGTAGCTTTTCTGAGTTGCAATGTTTAGAACCTAAATGTAAATCAGATATAAAAACTGATCTATAACCAGTATTTGTTTCCATCCATTTTCTCCCAGTATTTTTTGTTGTTGCGGTTAATAAAGTTTTTTATCAGATACCAAGTCATACCAAAGTATCCCATTTTTTTAAATCTTCTACTGTCTTGACCGAAATAATGATCCATTATTTTAAACTTACTAACCTCGTACTTCTTAGACAAATGAAAGTCTTCGGATGTAGGATACTTTTCAGGAAATCCACCTAGCTCACGAAACTTATCGGTTCTAGTTAACATGTAAGCTCCTACTGCGAAAGGTATGAACTTAGATAATACTTTATTGACTAAATTAAATACAGTAAAGCTAAACTTAGCTGCCCAGTCGTTATCATAACATTTTATGTTTAACCCTACTAAATCTAAGTTACTTCTTTCTAATTCTTCTACGGTGTCTATAATAACATTGTCATTAAAAAATATAACATCACTGTCTATGAATAATAGATATGGTGTTGTTACCAATCGTGCGCCTGAGTTTTTAGCGACCGATACAGGACCACCTTGAATAATTTCTACATTTAAATTTCTCTTGCTCTGCTCTATAATATTGCGGGTATTATCAGTAGAACAATCAGCTATTATTATTCTAACATCGTCAATAGAATGCTGCTTGTTTAAAGATTTTAGTAAGTTGGCTATGTACTCTTGTTCGTTTTTACAAGGTATAACTATAGTAAGTTTATTTTTCAACATTGTTATAATACCTAAAAGAATAACACATTGAGCCTAGATATTCTTTTTTAACAATTTCACATTGTTCTTTAGTTTCCGTGATGTTGATAATAACTACAGGATCACCTAAAGAAAAGAATATCAAGGCCCAAAATAACATTATATTTCGTATCCTAATGTAATACCAAAAGTTCTTGGAGCATTAAAGTTACCATAAGTACCTAAAACAGCGTCATTTGAAGGATCACTTCTGAAAACAAAATGACTATCTAGAATGTTTCTTACCCACAACTGTACGCTTAGACTTTCAGCATAACTAAAGTCATTAATAGATACACTTCCGTTTACGATAAATGAACCGTCATTAGGTAAATCAAATTCAGAAAATGAATACGCTGGATCAGATTTGTTTGCGTCTAGATGTGTTTCTACTGTAAAGTTATTAAGTACTAAAGTATGATTCACCCCTAAGTTCCAAACATTTTCAGGTGTATATACAATAAACACTGGTTGAGGTGTATTCTTAAACGGATTGATTGTAGCAGGTACTGCTGTAGTTGTGTATGTATACGCTGCTGTTAATTCTAAGTT